AAAGACAATGACAAAAGACGAATTGAAGGCTTTAGGCTTGACTGATGAACAGGCGGAAAAGGTTATTGAGGGCTACAAGGCTTATGTCCCTAAAAGTCGCTTTGATGAAGTGAACGAAGCGAAGAAAAAGGCGGAAAGCACTGTTGCGGAACGTGATAAGCAGCTGGACGAACTGAAAAAGACCAGCGGCGACGCTGACGCACTGAAAGCGCAAATTGACAAACTGCAAGGCGAAAATAAAGCTGCTGCTGCAAAGTATGCTGCTGATCTGAAAGCATTGCAGGTAAATAGCGCGGTTGAACGTGCATTGACTGCGGCGGGTGCTAAAAACAATAAGGCAGTAAAAGCCCTGCTGAATGACCTTGATAAGGCTGAACTGGACGGCGAGGAAGTAAAAGGACTTGCTGAACAAATCAAAAAGCTGAAAGAGGGCGACAACACTAAATTTCTGTTTAACGATAGCAAGCCCGGTGTAAAGGGCACGCCACCGGGACAGAAGAAAGATGGCACGCCGTCCACCAAAAAGCCCGAAGAAATGACTTATAGCGAGCTGGCGGCGTATATGGCAGACCATCCCGACTATAAGCCAGAATAAGAAAGGATGATTAAACGATGGCTAAATTTGACAACAAAACATTTAACCCGGAAGCATTCGGCGCGTATGTAGCCCGTGTTCCGAATACTAAAAAGAATGAGCTTGCTAAAAGCCGTGCTGTTGGTACTAACGAGCAAGCCCGCGCTGCATTAAGCAACCAAACAGGCAGCTTATACGCCCGTATTCCGTATTTTGGACGCATTAGCGGCAGCACCAGCCAAAACAATGACGGCGCGACCAATATTACCGCTACCGGCACTAGCACTTTTGAACAGGGCTTTGTGACCGCATCCCGTATGGACGCATGGACTGAAAAGAGCTTTAGCAAAAATATTACTGCTGGCGTTGACTTTATGGATAATGTAGCCGTACAAATTGCAGACTACAAAATGGAAGTTAAGCAAGATATTTTGCTGGCTATTCTTAAAGGCGTTTTTGATATGCCTACTAACACCGGTACTGCTGCGCAAAAAGCGGCTGCTAAGACGTTCTTAGAAAAGCACGTTTACGACATTACCGCTGTTGGTGATGGTGTAGTTGACCAAACCAGCCTTAACCGTGCTATCCAGCGTGCATCCGGCGACAATAAAAACATTTTTAAGCTGGTTATTATGCACAGCGAAGTAGCAACCAATTTAGAAAACTTGAAGCTGCTTAAATATCTGACTTATACCAACGAAGAAGGGATTGAACAGGATTTAGCACTTGCTACATGGAATGGCAGAATCGTTTTAATTGACGATAACATGCCTACTGAAGAAGTTGCAGAATCCGAACCCAGCAAGGGCAATGGCTACACCAAATACACTACTTATGTATTAGGTGAAAACTCTATTGTCCTTGATAATATCGGCGATGCTGTACCGTATGAAATGAGCCGCGACCCGAAAACCAACGGCGGGCAAGATACCCTGTATGTGCGCGACCGTTATATTTGCGGCGTTGACGGTATTTCTTTTGAAAAGCCTGCATCCATTACCGCGTCTGCATCTAATACCGACCTTGCAACCGGTGCTAACTGGGTACTGATTAACGATGGTACTAACTTTATTGATCATAAAGCTATTGCCATTGCAAAAATCGTATCTAAGGGCTAATGATTGAGGATGTAAAAAAACGGCTGGAAGCCTTGGGCTTTACTGTTACGGATGATTGGGTATTATCCTTTGTTTGCGGCAAGGTTGAAAACCATATCAAAAATAGCTGCAATGTTCCCGCCGTCCCCGAAGGGCTGCGGGAAGTTGCGGTTGATTTGGCATGTGGTGAATATCTTTACAGCAAATTTAATGCAGGGCAGCTTGACTATGAGCAGGCAGTGACAAGCATTAAAGAGGGCGATACACAAGTGAATTATGCTGACGGGTTGAGCGATGCGGAATTGATAAGCAAGCTTATAAACGATTTGCGCAGCCGTGAGCTTGATTTTGCCGCTTATAGGTGCATAGCATGGTAAGCAGCAGAAAAGCTATTGAACGGCTGTATACGGGCTTGTGTGACATTATCGACCAGCAGGAAATTTTCGACCCGGAAACTAAGCAAACAAGCTTTGAAAGCGTGACAGTAGCGCAAGCGCAGCCTTGCCGTTTATCTTACTCTAATTTATCGCAGGCGGTACAAGGTGATGCAGCAGCAATACAGCAGGTTATTAAATTATTTCTAGCCCCGGAACTTATCGTAAAGGCTGGCGCAAGGGTAGACGTTACACAAAATGGACGCACTACCAGCTACAAGGCAGCCGGGCAGCCCGCTATATACAGCAGCCATCAAGAAATTATACTGGAATTGGCGGGCGATTACGCATGAGCAAATGGGGCAAAGTTGATTTTATCCAGCTGGAAGAATTTCAAAAGAAATTGCAAAAGCTGGATAAAATGCAAGATGAATTTTGCCGGGCAGCTGCAAAAGAGCTTGCAGCAAGGCTTTTAGCAAAAGTTATCCGCCGTACACCTGTTGGGCAGTACCCGAAAGGTAGCGGAATGGCTGGCGGCACGCTGCGGCGCGGCTGGACTGGCAACCAAAAAGGCGGGGCTGCATACGCACAGAATTTGCCTATAAAGCGCGTTGGTAATGATTATGTAATAGACATCATTAACCCTACTGAATATGCCTCTTACGTTGAATATGGACACCGTACAAGGGGACATAAAGGCTGGGTACAAGGGCGGTTTATGCTGAAAATTTCTGTTGATGAATTGCAGAGCGCAGCCCCTAAAATATTAGAAAAGAAACTGGCTAAGTGGCTGGGGGATAATTTGAAATGATTAACGATATTGTAAATGGTATTAGCAATGCCATATATGAGCAATACGGGCAGAACGAAAAAATATACACGGAAAACATCGAGCAAGGTTTTACCGAACCTTGCTTTTTTATTGCCGTGCTGGAAACTACACAAGCCCGCTATATCGGCAATAGGTATAAATTGACCGTGCCTGTTACCGTGCATTATTTCCCCGCTACGAAAGCTAAAAAGCGGGAAATGCAGGACGTGGCGCAGACGTTGCATTATGCGTTGCAGCGTATAACGCTGGCTGACGGCGATATGCTCAATGGCTTTAAATTGCATTGGGAGATAGTCGAGGACGTGTTGCATTTTTTTGTTACTTATATGCCTATTGTCAAATACGACCGCGAGCCGGAAACGGTTATGGAAGATTTGGCGATAAATAGCACTGTGAAAGCAGGTGATTAAATGGCGAAAAAAGAAGCAGCAGCCCCGACCTTTAGCAAGGCGCAGCTGTTGCAGTCTAAAAAATATGCGCAGCAAAAAGATTTGCTAAACGCATTATTAAAAGCTGATCATGATTATACTTTGCAAGAGGTTGATACCATGATTGAAGATTTTTTGAAAGGTAAGGTGATTTAATTGGCATTGGGTGGCGGCGTGTTTACCACGCAAAACAAGAAATTACCGGGTGCATACATCAACTTTGTAAGCGCAGCAAGGGCAACAGCAAGCCTTTCAGAGCGTGGCTTTGCTGCTATGCCCCTTGTGCTGGATTGGGGTGCAGAAGGTGCTTTTACTGTAACCCATGAAGATTTTATTCGTAATTGTCAAAAGCTTTTCGGCTATGACTACACCCACGAAAAAATGAAAGGTTTACGCGACCTGTTTAAAAACGCGCTGACATTGCATGTATACCGCCTTAACAAAGGCGTGAAAGCGTCCAATGACTACGGCACGGCGAAATATGCGGGCATCCGCGGCAATGATATTAAAATTGTTATTACTGCAAATGTGGATGATGGCAGCTTGTTTGATGTAAAAACCTATTTAGGTACTGCGCTTATGGACAGTCAGACCGTAAAGGAAGCTAAAGAACTGGTTGCTAATGACTATGTTGTTTTTAACGATGGCGCAAGTTTAGCCTTGACGGCAGCAACGCCGATGAGCGGCGGCACTAATGGCGCAGAAGTTACCGGGCAAGATTGGCAGGACGCACTTGCAGCATTTGAAAAGTATAGCTTTAACGTATTAGGCTGCGTAACTACTACGGACACCGTAAAGGCGTTGTGTATTGAGTACACCAAACGCATGAGGGAAGAAGTAGGCGTGAAATTCCAATGCGTTGTATACAAAAAAGCTGCTGACAATGAGGGCGTTATCAGTGTAGAAAATAAGCTGGCAGGCGAAAGCACGGAAAGCGCAAGCCTTGTATACTGGGTAACTGGTGCAATGGCTGGTTGTAAGGTTAACAAATCTTGCACTAACAAGCTGTATGATGGTGATTTTGCGGTAGATACAAATTACACACAAACGCAGCTGGAAAACGCCCTTGACGCTGGCAAGCTCATTTTCCACCAAGTTGGCGATGACGTAAGAGTGTTAGAAGATATTAACACCCTTGTTAATACTACGGAAACAAAGGGCGATGATTTTAAAAATAATCAGACCATCCGTGTTATTGATCAGATTGGTAATGATATTGCCGTTCTATTTAACGTTAAATATTTAGGCGTTATTCCGAACGACAGCGCGGGCAGGATTAGCTTATGGAATGACATTGTAAAGCACCATCAAGAATTACAGACCATCCGTGCTATTGAAGATTTTGAGCCGGAAAACGTTACTGTTACTAAAGGCGACACTAAAACGGCTGTTGTTGTAGATGATGCAGTAACCCCGGTTAATTCTATGGCGCGTCTGTATATGACCTGCGTTGTATCCTAAGAAAAGGGGGTTAATTAGAATATGGCAAACGTAGCTATTATGAACGGCAAGGACGCTATTAGTGCATCTTTAGCCGAATGTTATGTGACTTTAGAGGGCATCCGCTACAATTTCATGCAGGCTATTAACCTTGAAGCCAGCATGGAAAAAAGTAAAACGGAAGTACCTATTTTGGGCAGAACCGGTAAAGGTAATAAGGCTACTAGCTGGAAGGGCAGCGGCAGCGCAACCTTCCATTTTAACTCTAGTATTTTCCGCAAGCTGATGAAAAAGTATAAAGATACTGGCAGTGATTTTTATTTTGATATTCAGATTACTAACAGCGACCCTACTTCTGCTGTGGGTAGTCAGACAATCATTTTAAAAGACTGCAACCTTGACAGCATTATCCTTGCTAAATTTGACGCTGACGGCGAATATTTGGACGAAGATATGGACTTTACCTTTGAGGATTGGGAAATGCCACAAGAGTTTACCGAATTAAACGGCATGAGATAATTTACACGCCCCCGCTTTTGGGGGCTTTTCTTTTGGAAAGGATGAAGATAATATGAGCAAATACGCTGCTTTTATGGCTGGTGCAGCTGAAAAAATTGATAACAAAAAGGTTGTTGTGTCCCAACGCTTTAAGGACGAACAGGGCAACCCCATTCCGTGGGAGATTAAAGCCTTGACGGCGGCAGAAAATGACGAACTGCAACGCGGCTGCATGGTTAATGTGCCCATCCCGGGCAAGCGTGGACAATTTAGCCGCGAGCTTGACCAAACTAAATACACCGCTGCGCTGTTGGCGGAAAGCGTTGTTGAGCCGAATTTACACGATGCAGAACTGCAAGACAGCTACGGCGTAAAGAGCGCAGAAGCTTTGTTGTCTGCTATGCTGTGCCTTAATGAATACAACATTTTAGCGGAAGCTGTTACCGGTATGGGCAAATTTGAAAGTCTGCCCGAATTGGTGGAAGCGGCAAAAAACTAATTAAAGAAGGCGACTATGAAGCAAATATTGCTCATTATTGCCTTCAAAAGTTGCACCTATTGCCGCACCAGCTGGACGAACTGCCCAAACGTGAAAAAGCTTTTATTATTGCCAGCGTGCAAATAAGAGTTGAAAACGAGGATAAGCAAAATAAAGAGTTGAAAAAGAAAGCGGCAAAAAGGCGGTGAGTAAATGGCAGAAATAAGAACAGCAATTAGTATTGTAGATGGTATGTCACCTGCTATTAAGAGCATGAATAACGCGCTTAATATTATCATTAATAGCTTCGGCAATTTGCAGAGTGCAAGCGGCAGGGCGGTTAATGTGGCGGCGATAAATGCAGCCCGGGCAGAGCTGGCGAACACCGGCGCAGCTATTAACACAATGGAAAGAAACCTGCAACAATCAGCAACAGCACAGCAGAACCTAAACAACAAAATGCGTGAGGGTAGCAGCGCGGCGGGTGGCTTGCTGGATAAAATTAAAGGCATGGCTGCGGCTTATATGGGTATGCAATCGGTTATGGGCTTAATGAGCGCAACAGATGATTATACCAATATAGGCAGCCGCTTAGACCTTATCAATGACGGCTTGCAGACCACGGCAGAGCTGCAAGAAATGGTAAGGGACAGCGCAAACGCCACCTTTTCCAATTACAAAGATACCGCCGATATGGTGGGTAAGTTAGGCGTACAGGCTGGCGATGCTTTCAAAAACAATCAAGATATTATTAATTTTGCGGAGCAGATTAATAAGCATTTATCTATTGCAGGCACTAGCGGCGCAGCAGCACAAGGCGCAATGATACAGCTAACACAGGCTATGTCTAACGGCGTACTGCGTGGCGAAGAACTTAATTCCGTTATGGATGGTATGCCAACTGTGGCGAAAGTTATAGAAGCAGAATTCCGAAAAATGGGCGATAGCAGACCCATTAAAGAAATTGCAGAAGATGGCTTGATTAGTGCGCAAATGGTTAAACAAGCCTTGTTTAATGCTGCGGATGAAACTAATAAAAAGTTTGATCAGATGGGCGTAACATTTACGGATGTATGGAATCTATTTAAAAATAGTGCTGACAAGGCAATGACACCCGTATACAAAAAGCTTAGTGAGCTAACCAGCAATAAGAGTTTTCAGCAATTCGCTGTACAAGCTGGGGCTGCTGTTGCAACGCTGGCGGGCGTGCTGGTATGGGCTTTTGATACGCTGGCAAGTATAGGGCAGTTTGTAGCCAACAACTGGGGCTTTATTGCACCCGTGTTATTTGGCGTTACTGCTGCTATGGTGGCTTATAATGCAGTGTTGCTATATAACAACACCTTGCAGGGCATTAGCGCAACCCGGAAAGCAGCAAATGCGCTTTTGACGGCTTTTCTGAACGCTAAAATAATGATGGCTACGGGCGCAACATTCGCACAGACAGCGGCGCAATGGGGGCTTAATGCTGCATTGCTTGCCTGCCCCTTAACATGGATTATAGCGGGTATTATTGCCGTTATTGTAGTTGTTTATTTAGCTGTTGCGGCTGTTAACCACTTTGCCGGTACTTCTATTAGTGCCACGGGCATTATTGCGGGCGCGTTCATGGCTTTATATGCCTACATTTACAATGTTGTAATAAATTTGTGGAATACTTTTGTTATTTTTACGGAATTCCTTATTAATGTTTTTCAACACCCTATTTATTCAATTAAGGCTTTATTTGTCAACCTTGCAACTAACTTTTTAGATGGCTGTATTGCTATGACAAGCGGATGGGATAATTTCGCAACATCTATTGCTAATGCTTTTATTTCCGCTATTAATTCGGTAATGGAAGCGTGGAATGGCTTTATGGATATGCTGCCCGACAAGGTAAAATCTACTTTAGGATTGGGCAAGGGTACAACCATTGCTGCTAGAACGTCCATTACTAGCGATTTAGGCAACGCTAGAAGCAAACTAGCGGGGATGTTAGGCGATAAGCCCGGCGATTATGGCAGCTTGCCTAGATTGGCGTATAAGTCGGTTGGTGAATATGCTGCTACTGGTTACAAGTGGGGCGAAAATTTAGGCAATAAAGCAAGCCTTGATAACCTTATGAAGCAGGCAACAGGAGCGCAGGACGCAACCAAAACAAAAGGCACTGCTGACATGATGAAAAATGCAGGCATGGGCACAGGCAGCCCCGCCGCTGCATTGGGCAAGGATACCGCTAAAAATACGGGCAAAACTGCTGCTAACACTGGAAAAATGGCGGATAGTTTAGCCGCCAGCGAAGAAGATATGAAGCTGTTGCGCGATATTGCAGAGCGTGAAGTAATTAACCGTTTTACCACCGCGGAAATTAAAATTGATATGACTAATAACAATAACATTTCTAATGGTATGGATATTGACGGCGTTATGAGTACATTAACAGATAAGCTTTACGACACTATGGCTATTGCAGCGGAAGGGGTGCATATCTAATGTATTATTTCTTCTTAGGCAGCCTGCAACTGCCTGTTGCACCTGCTGCGCTTAGTACAAAGATTAACGGGCAGAACAAAACTATTAATCTAATCAATGATGGCGAGATTAATATAATTAAGCTGCCCGGACTAACGGAAGTATCATTTGAATTTATGATACCGCACACTAAATATCCGTTTGTTAGCTATGGCACGGGCGGCATTTTAGGCACACAAACGCTTTTAGGGTATTTGGAGCGACTAAAGACAAGGCAAAAGCCTTTTCAGTTTATCGTGTCGCGTATGGGCAGCGGCTATAAGCTGCTACACGCCACAAATCTAAAAGTTACGCTTGAAGATTACAGTATAGAAGAAGATGCAGACTTTGGGCTTGATCAGATGGTTAGCGTAACACTTAAACAGTACCGCCCATATAGCACAAAAATTTTAGAAGTTGATAGCAACGGTAAAGCTACGGCGAAAAAAACAAGGGGGTGAAACCATTGAAAGCCGTTATAACAATAAAGGGAAGTAAACTTTATGAGCCTATTGTAGCGGATGGCATCCAATGGGAAACAGCCCGCCGCGGAGAACCGGGAAAATTAACCTTTACAGTGATTAAAGATAACAATATTGCATTTCAAGAGGGCAACGAAGTTACTTTGACCGTTGACGGTAAACGGCTATTTTTTGGCTATGTTTTTCAAAAGTCAAGAAACAAAGACCATCATATAAAAGTAGTTGCTTATGACCAGCTGCGGTACTTTAAAAATAAGGACTTGTATATTTACGAAAACAAAACAGCTGGGGAGCTGGTGGCAATGCTGGCAAAAGATTTCGGCTTAAAAATTGGCACGCTAGAGGATACTGGCTTTAAAATAGCGCAGCGGATAGAAGATGGCGTGACCTTGTTCGACATTGTACAAAATGCCCTTGATTTGACCGTTGCGGGTACTAATCAAATTTTTGTACTGTATGACGATGCAGGCAAACTTACGCTAAAAAATATTAAAAATATGCAGCTGAAAACTGTTATTGATGAAGAAACCGCCGAAGATTTTGATTATACAAGCAGCATTGACGGCGAAACTTACAATTACATTAAATTGGTGTATGAAAGTGACAAAGAGGGAAAGCGGCTTGCTGCTAAAATTGCAGACGATAAGCAACATATGAATGAATGGGGCGTACTGCAATATTACGAAAAAGTAAAGGATGAAACTAACCTGCAAGCCCGCGCGGATACGCTGCTAAAACATTACAATCACAAAACGCGCAATCTTAAAATTAAGGGTGCGCTGGGTGACGTGGATGTTAGGGCGGGCTGTATGCTGCCTGTAATTTTGAATTTAGGCGACATTATCAATAAAAGCTATCTGCTGTGTGAGCGTGTTACCCATACTTTTGAGCAGGGGCATCATAGCATGGACTTAACTATGGCGGGCGGTGAGTTTGTTGGAACGTAATTTGCTAAGTTTGATAAAACAGGCAGCAACAGAAGCCAACGAAGCAGGCAAGCCCGTAAAAGTCGTATTCGGGGAAGTCACTGCAATAAACCCGCTGCAAATTATGGTAGAACAAAAGCTGCCCTTATCAGAGGGCTTTTTAGTGTTGACGGAAGCTGTGAAAGACCATGAACACGAAATAACAGTGATTGACTGGCAGACGGAAAACGCCAGCGGCGGCAGCGGTGATGCTGCATACGCTGCCCATAATCACCCTATTACAGGGCGCAAGCGAATTATTTTGCATAATGCTTTGAAGGTTGGGGAACATGTTTTGCTTTTGGCGATGCAGGGCGGGCAAAAATATGTCGTAGTTGATAGGATTTAGGGGGTGCGAAATGATACCGACAGTAACAGCAACAGCGGATGACTTGCAAAATGATTTTGAGGTTGTAACCGAGGTGCAGCAACCAACTAAAACTTATTGCATGAATCTTAATAATATGAGGGTGCAGGGGTTGACGGATGGACAAAAAGCAATGAAGCAAGCCATATTTAAAATCTTGCAGACTGAACGCTACCGCTACCCGCTAATTTATAGCGATAATTACGGCGTGGAGTTATGGGAGCTTATAGGGCAGCCCATTCCTTATGTATTGCCCGAAATAAAACGCAGGATTACAGAAGCCCTTACATGGGATGAAAGAATCACAAGTGTTGATAACTTTGATTTTGTTGTGGATAAAAGCAAGGTACATGTGACTTTTACAGCACATACAATTTTTGGCGACCTTGAAGAAGAAACGGCGGTGACAATATGACCTTTGACGAAATTATGCAGCGGCTGCTTGACCGCGTGCCCGTTACGTTTGACAAACGGGAAGGAAGCGTTATTTATGATGCACTAGCCCCCGCCGCCCGCGAGCTGTATTTAGCATACGAAGAAATGGAAGAAAAGCGGCGAAATACTTTTGCTGGCACTGCTGACCGCGCCGGGCTTATTGAGTGCTGCGCCGAAATTGGCTTGACACCGAACCCCGCCACGTATGCAGTACGGCAGGCGATTTTTACGCCGTTAGATTTGGAAGTTGCGATTGGTGAACGATTTAATTTTGACGATCTGAATTTTGTTGTTACCAAAAAGACCAGCCCCGGCGTTTACGAAGTGACTTGCGAAACGTTGGGGACGGTTGGCAACTATGGCACGGGTACACTGATACCTATTAACTATATACAGGGCTTGCAGACGGCAACGCTAACGGATACAGTGCTGATTTACGGCGAAGATGAAGAACCAACAGAAGATTTAAGGCAGCGTTATTTTGACACGCTGCCTACATTTACGATTGATGGCAATATTGCGCAATATCGTAAGTGGTGCAAAAATTATCCGGGCATCGGCAAATTTAAAATTTTCCCCTGCTGGAATGGGCGCAACACTGTAAAAGTATCCATTTTATCGGCGGAAAACACAGCTGCCAGCAATACGCTTGTTAATGAGTATCAGACTTATTTAGACCCGGCAACAGCTGCAATAAATGATAATACCGCCGCCAGCGACTACCCGCAGGGCAGGGGCTTAGGCAATGGACAAGCCCCCATTGGTGCTATTGTTACCGTGTCCACGGCGACAAAAAAGCCGTTGACCATTGCGGCGCAGCTGATTTTGCGCGAAGGCTACACTGCCCCTGTTGGCTTAGAGGATGCAATACAAACTTATCTTAATAGCGTCAATTATGACCGTGCTTATGTGTCTTATATCGCTATTGGCGGCATTATGCAAAATAATGATAGCGTGGATAGCGTTGTTAATATGACCATCAACGGCGGAAAAGTTGACGTGCCTTTAGCAGATGAAGAAATTGCAACCATTGGCGCAGCTGATTGGACGGTGCTGTAAATGGACGCTGAAAAAAGAATGATGGGCTATTTGCCCCCGTATTGGCACGAAAGCGCGGAAATGCAGCAAATTTTGCGAACGCAGGGCGTGGAGCTGGACACGCTGAAAGAGAAAATACAAAGCATTTACAATGATGCTTTTATTATGCTTGCTAGTGAAAGCCGTATAGCTGAATGGGAAAAGTGGCTGGGGCTGCCACCTGTTGGCACGCTGGACGAACGCCGCCGCAAGGTGCTTAGTTATTTTCAAGTTTTTGTAAAGCTCAATGAGGGCGTTATAAAAACGCTGACTGCCACCATTTACCGCGGCGCAAGGGCTAAAGTCAAATTTCTTGACGGTACTATTAGAATTGTGGTAATTCCTTTGCCGGAAAACTACACTGATACAGATACCAGCCTGTTAGTAACACAGCTAGAGCCGAAAAAGCCTTGTCATATTGGCGTGGATGCACGCCGCTTTCAGTGTACATGGGGCGATATTAATAACAGTTTTGCAACATGGGCAAATGCTATGGCAGCCCGCCCGACGTGGCGTGATATATTGCTGCATATCCCGGATAATATCGAGATTTAGAAAAGGGGTGCTATTTTGGACTTAACAACCAATTACCAATTTAAAAAAGCAACGTATAGCGACCCGGCTAGTATTATTGATTTTATGAGTAACTTTGACACCATCGACACTCTATTAAAAAGCATTAATGATACTTTACCGAATAAGGCGGAACATACTAATTATGTAACTAATGCAGATTTAAATACATTATTGGATGATAAAAGCTATATCTGCGCTGGCACTCTTAAAAATACGCCAGTTGCTAATACATATTGCTTTTTGCGCTGCTACGATACCGGCAGCACAAATAAAATTTTGCAGGTATGCACCGTACCACAGACCGACAACACAGCAAGGATGTTTACCCGTGTTGTAATTGCTGGCAGTGCTGGTACAGCTACCACAGTAGGCGCGTGGCGTGAGCTGGTGACAGATAAAACATTATCTGATACCGTGGACACGTTGAAAACGTTGATACATGAAAACACCTTTAGAAACACTGCTTTAGGCGATGCAATGACAAAAGACCTTACAACACTTGTCATTCAAACTTTTAGCGATATTTCGGCGGTGGATAATACTAAGGGCGACGGCGCGGCTGCTATTGCAAATTATTACAAGGCAGATAAGCATATTTTTGATAAAAGCGATACCGGCACGGCGGTTATTTACTCAATTGCTAAAACAGTGACTAGCGGCAATAATAACGCATGGGCTTTAGTTGATTGGGAAGATGTTGCAAGCGGTAGCGTAGAAATTGCGATCAGCCGTAACAACGGCACAACATTTACCGTGCTGCCAAACAACACGCTAACCAGCATTAGCAGCCAAACAGCAGGCGTAAGCGTTGTTGTACGCGTGACAATGAAAGGCAAGCTGCGGCTGAAAAATATTGCGTGGGGCTTAAAAGCTTAGGAAGGGGGACAAGTAAATGGAAGTTTTTGAGGGTGCAAAACCGAATGTTAAAACAGTAAACGGACAAGCCCCGGACAGCGGGGGAAATGTGAACGTAAAAGAATACAGCCACCCTAACAGCGGTGTAACTGCTGGCACTTATAGAAAAGTAACCGTAAACGCACAGGGACACGTAACTAAAGGCGAAAATCCTACTTTAGCTATTAGCGAGGGTGGCACGGGAGCAACAACGGCTGCTGCTGCTTTAAAAGCATTGGGCATTGATGGTGCTATTACTGGGTTGTCTGTAAACGGTAGAACTATTACATATACTAAAAAGGACGGTACGACTGGCACTATTACAACGCAGGATACCGTGACTACAAATACATCAAATTGGAGTATTTCAAAAGGTACTAATGGCTGGGCAAGGGATAATTCCACTGGCTTTACTATCCAGTGGGGTGCGTACAACGGTGCATACCAAACATCAACAACTATTACTTTCCCGAGGACATTTAGTACCTGCTATGCTGTTGTTATGACATCTGTTTACAATTCTACTGATTCATCTTATTGTGACTATATCGACCGTGTTTTATGGCGGAATAATTCGCAATTTGGGGCTTTCGTAAATCCTAATGCTTTTACATGGTTAGCCGTAGGTATTAGCTAATACCTGTGGCTAACCAATAAAACGGGGCGTTATCACTTACAAATCCAAAATTAGAGTTAGTTACATTATTTACATAGTTATAACCCCCATCACCGTTATGGGAACGAACGCCGTTGCCGTTCACGCTGTAAACTTGACTAAATGTGCGTGGAAAAGTCACGGTGTGGTTGATTACATTAGAAGATATTTTACCCCACTGGATAGTAAAGCCAGTGGAATTATCCCTTGCCCAGCGCAGGGGAAGAAGAAAATGAGGTGAATAATAAAATGAATTATTTAATTAAATTTGATGAAAACGGCAGACGTGGAGAAACGCACGTAGTCGAAGAAAAAACGCAAGAGCAAGTACAAGCCTTAATTGATAAAGGCTTTATTGTAGTGTCAGAAGAAGATTATAAACTTTTAATTGGTAATGCCGATGGGAAAGAACATATTCGCAATGTCGATGGTACTTATAGTGTAGCACCAGTATATACGCCGACGGAAGCAGAAATACAAAAGCAGCTAACGGATGCAGTGCAGAACTACATGGATACCACCGTACAAGCCCGCAACTATGACAACATTAACAGTGCTTGCACCTACGCAAACAGCACTGATCACATTTTTGCAGCGGAAGGCGTGGCGTGCGTAAAGTGGCGCGATGCTGTATGGCGCAAATGTTATGACATGCTGGCGGAAGTAAAAGCAGGCACAAGGGCAATTCCTACGGCGGAAGAAGTTATTGCAGAGCTGCCCGCGCTAGAATGGTAGTTTGATATATTTGATGGGAACATGAAAGAAGGTGATACCATTGGTTTAGTTAAATAACGCAGGCAGCGCAGCAATTAAGCTACGTTTTTCTTTTGGGGATGGTTGCAAAAGAAAGTAGGTAAGTTATGTATTACTACGCTTATATCAACGCAAACAACATTGTTACCCAAATTATTACTTTGCCGTCTGCAATTACTGTTGCAAACTATATCCCTATTAGCAGCGCGGATGAAACCTTGATAGGTAAATACTATAATGCTGCTACCGGTGAATTTGAGGAAGTAACCGCCTTTTATTATGCCCAGCTGAATGAAAAGGGCATTGTAACAGGCGTGTTTGAACTGCCTAGCGAAGTTACCGACCCGAACTTGATTAGAATTACATCTTTAGATCAAGATTTAGTCGGTAAGTATTACAATGCAGCCACGGGCGAATTTATCGCGCCGCCTGTTAGTGTGCTAGCTGAATTGTCCACCGCCGAAATTAACCACGGCGAAAGATGGTTAGGCGATGTGCTGGACGAAAAAGCAAACGCTGCTGACGTTTACACTAAAACGCAGGCTGATAATAAATACGCCTTAAAAGGTGATAGCGGCGGTGCTGGCGTTGCGGGTGCAAGTGCTTATGAAATTGCTGTTGCAAATGGTTTTGTAGGTACGGAAGCAGCGTGGCTTGCCAGTCTTAAAGGTGCTAAAGGTGATACAGGAGCGCAAGGCGTGAAAGGCGACAAGGGCGACACCGGCGCAAAAGGTGACAAAGGCGACACGGGAGCTACTGGCGCAGCAGGTGCTAAGGGTGAAAAAGGCGATAAGGGCGATGCTTTTACATACGCCGATTTTACCGCCGCACAGCTGGCAGCCTTGAAAGGCGAAAAAGGCGACCGGGGCGAACGTGGCTTGCAGGGTGAAAGAGGTTTGCAGGGCGTTCCCGGTGCTACTGGTGCAACCGGTGCAAAAGGTGATAAGGGAGAAAAAGGCGATACAGGCGCAGCCGGGCAGGACTTTGGCGGTGCTGTTGCTAGTGATATTATCCGCTTAAATGGCGTGCAAGCTATTTATAACAGCGG